ATGAGTGTAGCCAACGACGCTAAACGTGCATGGAATGGAACCAGCGTGCATGAGGTCAAAAAGTGCGCCAAAAGGTGTAGCCATTCACTCGGGCAGGAATCCGGGGAATCTCTTGCCCCACTGGACAACACGCAGGAACTCTGGGCAGCGGTTGTACTCGTCTATGTCCCATTCGGATTCGGTGACTGGCCGGACGTCTTCCTTGGGTAGCCAGGCGGTGAGGCTTACTTTGTCGTCGTCGTACCATTGGACGCTGATTTGGGTTTTGTTCCAGTGGGTTGCTTGTGCGTAGACGTTGAGGACACCGAGATGATCCCCGTCAGGTCAATCACGAGCATCACCACCAAGAAGGGCCTGGCGAACACAACCGTCAGCGTCATCGTCCCGGGCAACACCATCGACTTCCGCGTCTCCCACGGCGAGGCCAAGACCGTCAAAGAGACTCTGCAGCGCCTCATGCTGTAACCCAACAGCCAATGCAAATAGAGCCCCACCCAGTGAAGGGTGGGGCTCTATTACGTTGGGGAACTTAACCGGTCTTATGTGGCCTCTTTTAATTCACGGTCTACCGGATAGAATTGCCCCAGTCTCAGGTCTAATAGTGGGGGAATCATGGCCACATCTATGCTCAGGTCGGATCGCGCCCGAAGCGCAAGCCCAACCAAGCCAGCATTCCGCACAGATATTCAAGGCCTCCGGGCCGTCGCCGTCTTGCTGGTCGTCCTATTCCATGCCAAGGTCCCATGGCTGCCAGGTGGGTTCGTTGGTGTTGACGTGTTCTTCGTTATCTCCGGTTTCCTGATTACGGCCGGCATCGTCAAGGAACTCCGGAGGGATGGGAAGCTTTCGATCACAGGTTTCTACGCCCGTCGAATTGCGCGCATTCTTCCGGCCTCAACGGTCGCGATCCTAGTCACGCTTGGCGCCACGTGGATTCTTCTCCCGCAAACTCGGTGGGAGCAGATCGGCGGGGACTCTCTGGCCAGCGCGCTCTACTATGTGAACTGGCTCTTCGCTGGCAATGCAGTTAACTACATGGCGCAAGACGCCGCAGAGAGTCCGCTTCAGCACTTTTGGTCGCTTGCAGTGGAAGAACAGTTTTACGTCGTGTGGCCGGTGCTCTTGATGCTCGTGACATTCCTGTCGTTGAAGCTTGGATTCAAGTTGCAGCGTGGCCTGATAACGGTTCTCGGCCTGGTTGTCGTGAGTTCGCTGGCTTGGTCCATCTATTACACCTCAGCCAACCCCGGTGGAGCTTACTTTGTGACCACCACGCGTGCTTGGGAGCTCGCCATTGGTGCGGGCCTGGCTATCCTGGCTGGAAAGGCGCGGCCCCTGAATCGTGCGGCTTCCGCAATCCTCGGATGGACCGGCTTGGCGGCCATCGCATATGCAGGCGTGACGTTCACGGGGGCGATGCCGTTCCCCAGCTACACGGCCCTACTTCCGGTGCTTGGAACAGCCGCAGTCATTTGGGCAGGCTTCGAGGCCGGCAAGGCAGGCCCCGTCGCGGTCATCGGAATACGCCCGATGGTCTTTGTTGGCAACCTCTCGTACTCGCTTTACCTCTGGCACTGGCCCGCTCTGGTAATCACGGCGGGCGTGGTTGGTGAACTGTCGCAAGGACCCGCGTTGGCAATCGTAGGGCTCTCCGTGGTCGTCGCGTGGCTTAGCCTCAAGTACATTGAGAAGCCATCCCAGCGGTGGCTCTCCCAAGGGCACGCAGGCCCTAACCCTCTTGCGCTTGGGTTCATCATGACTGCCAGCACCACTGTGGCGGCGATCTTCCTCATGCTTCTCGTGCCGCCGGTCCCTCCTTCCTCTTCGGTCGCCTTTACGCCGACGACGGTTTCAGGGAAGGCCAAGCTCATTGGGGCTGAAACCCTCTTTGGTGTAGCCGCTCCGGCAGCAGCCGCCGACATCGCTGATGGCCTGCAACCCGCACCTGTCGCGGCAGTCAAAGACCTGCACCGGGTAAACCTGGACGGGTGCATGCAGGACGTCGAGTCTGTAGAGCCCCGCGCTTGCGTATTCGGAAATGCGGATGGAGTGACAACTATCGCCGTCGTCGGTGACTCCCACGCCGCCATGCTAATGCCCGGATTTGAAAAGGTGGCAGTTGACAACAAATGGAAGATTGTCAGCTACACCAAGGGCGCCTGCCCGTGGATCGACGTGAACGTCAACTACGCAAATAAGCCTTTCGAGCAGTGCCGCAAGTGGGTCGGAGGCGTGACTGAGGCGCTCATGAAGGACCAGCCTGACATCATTGTTTCGGCCATGAGCCGCTACCGGACCAATGATGGCGTGATGGATCAGGGTACCGTGAGCGATGACAAGCTAATCGAGGGCATGCGTGCCACATGGGCGCCCTTCATTGCGAAGGGAACCAAGATTGTTTCCGTGCGAGATACCCCGCGCCCTGGCAGCATCGTTCCTGACTGTGTTGCCAAGAACCTTGAGTCGAAGACACTGAGTTCATGCGCACTTTCGAAGTCGGCATCCCTGATTGAGGATCCCCCTGAGGCTGTCGCTGTGCAGGGGGTCACCGGAGCTTCCTTGTTGGACATGACCGATTCATTCTGCTTTGGCGAGACATGCCCGGCTGTGATCGGTGACGTGCTGGTTTATCGCGATGACAACCACCTCACTGCCACGTATGCAAGGACCCTGCACAACCAGATATCGGCAGTCCTCAAGCCATTGATTCAGTAGTAACGAAAGAATGCCCCCACCTTCAAAGGTGGGGGCATTCTCTCTGCCTATGAGGCGATCTTCATGAAAAGCCGAACCGGTGCCGGCCCAGATCCTCCAGGCGATGCCAGAGTTGCCGGGAGCGCCCCGGTGACCCCGATCTGCCCCACGCCGTTTATAGTGTGCGCGGTTATGGGCAGCGTCGAACCAGCGCTCAAGATGAAGCCGGGCGGAAGGTTGTTTCCGCCGAGAACCCGTAACGTCGGTTGAGTGGCTGGGCTGCCCTGCACCACTGCCCCGATCCAGTAATAGCCAGCCGGCAGGGCAACTGGGCTACCGAGAGTAATCTCCGCTACGCCGACAACGTCCCCTGGGATCGTGCCAGCATCAAGGACCAGAGTGCCAACGCCCCACGAACCGTTGTCAGCATAGATGCCAATGCGGACCGTAGAACCTGCCGACCCTGCCACGGTGATCTCGGTACCGAGTCGGGCAATGGTGACCGATGGGAGAAGCGCCGGAGCCAGCCGCAGGACATCATTACCTAAGGCCGCATTTGTAGAAGACGACCCCGGAGAAAGCGGGTAGAAGTACGCTGATGCTGGGGGCGTCGCCGCCACGGTGGAATCTGTGGCCAACCCAACTGAGGACAAGGCCGTCCTGAGGGCAGCTCCGGATGTGCTTTCCGTGTTCCGAGCATATGTCAGCGTTGAAGGAGCCGCGGGCACCTTGCCGCAGAACCCGATCTTGTTTCCGGTCGCACCGATCATGAAGCCGGCGCCTGCTGTCAATGCCTCCCATCGAAGGTATCCGGTCGCTCCGCTTCCGACGGCGATCATCCGTCCGGGGTTGGCTTTGCCTGTTCCCCACCTGAAGATGTCCTCGTTGCCGTCACCGCGGGCGACGTCTAGGACATTGCCGATGCGGTTCTTGGTTGTGTTGAGCATGGTCGCAGTGTCAGAGAAGTTGCCGCGCAGCTCACCATCCACCGCTCCCAAGTTCACGATGGGCAAGTCATTGAGGAATACGCCTTGGAACTGGCAGTCCACAACGGATGCGCGCCATGCGTTGGCGGCGATCCGGACGCCTGTAGCAGGCGCATTGACGCCGCCTGGGTTGTTGAATAGTCCGCCAATGACCGAATTGCCTGGAGCCACAATATCGATTCCGACGCACGGATTGGTGGGACGCGAGTCACCTGGCCAGAGAACGACAGGCGCAACGATCACATTCAGGCCGCCTGCCATGCGGAAGCCAATTTCCGGTGAGTCCACAACGCACTGAACGAACTGGTTTGAGTATCCGACGATATCGAATTGGATCGTGCCGGCGTTCCAATCGTCAAGGGCTGTCACCGTCTTGTAGGGGTAGCCATATGGGTGGACGCGTTCCCAACTGTTGCCCTGCCCGCGCTCCTGTACAAGAGTGAGCGCATTCTTGACTGTGAACTTGGAATAGGTGTTATCCGTGCAGCCAGTGCCGGTTCGGAACGCGAAAGGTGGTCGGTCTGCTGCGGTCTTGCCAGCGGTGTTGTTGCGTCCAATGACCTTGCCGCCGAGCCACTCGGTCTCGTACACCTGGGCGCCGGTGCGGCCGATATCAACCGTGGCAACCTTGCCGTTCATGTACTGGCCGCCAACCACCTGAAGCCGGTTTGCTTGCAGGATGTCCAGCGCGGCGTCAGCGAGGCTTGCGCCGTCAATGTTCATCTGGTCTAGTACGATACCGCTGCAAGCGCCGAGAGGCTTCTCGAGCACTGCGGTCATGACAGCGGTAGCAACAAGACTTCCGCCAGCATCCATAGAGAGCTTGATCGGCACTGTGGGATGCAGCGAGATCTTGGTTGCGACAGCGTAGACCTTAGCGCCGAACACGACACGTCCACCTTGGCCGAACGAACCTACGGCTGCATTGATAGCAGCGTTGATGGCCGGCGCGTCATTCGTTACGCCGTCGCCAACCGCGCCGTACGCTTCGGGCTTGAAAACGCGCTCATAAGTGGCATTAAGTGCCGTTGTTCCGAGTCGGTCAGGGATGTGCTTGTCGAAGATCTTTCCGGACCCGTCAAGGGATGGGACTTTCTTGATAGCCATGGGTGGTGCTCCTATCAGGCGGTGATGAGCAGGGCGTCAGCGTCAGCAGGATCCACAGCTATGGAACCATCAGACTTGGTGGTGAAAACGAGTGTGTCTGCGTCAGTTGGGTCAAGTGCTACCCCGCCGCCAGTGGCAGCTTGGGCGGCCAGCTCAGCGGCGGCTAGAGCACTCGCGGCGTCAGAAGCGGAACTTGCAGATTCCGCTTGTGCGTCTTGGGCTGCGTTTTTGGCGGCTACTGCTTCGTCCCTCAGGCCGATGTACGAGTTGTAGACGTTGCTGAATTCGCCGGACTTCCAGCGGACTTGCGGGAGTGGTGCGAGGAAGCCTGGGGTGAATCCGTAAGCGTTTGACGTGAGCGGGTTGGCGAGCGGGAACCCGTTCAGGTCCTTCAACGGCAGCAGCGTCGTGCCCGCGGTGTCTTCCGGCGCGTAGATCCCCACCGAACCGTTCACCACAACATTCATCGGGTTGTCCGGGTCAACAACCAGTTCCATCCCAATCGGGTAATCAGCCACAGTGGGGCTCCTTAAAAGCAGTGGGGCGGACCAGTTTGTTGGTCCGCCCCGGAAAGTGGGTGGTGGGTTAGGTGGCCGGCTTCGGTGCGACCTTGAGGCGCAGCAAGAACGAGCCCAGAGAAGTCAGCAAAGACTTGCCGATGAGGATCCCGAACGTCACCCAGAAAGCCTGGGTCGTGATGTCATGCTCAGTCAGCAACGACGTCAGCCCGGTACCGATCAGCACCAGAGCATCCAAGATGATGCCCGTGTACAAGGTCCGCCACGCCCGATTCAGCGCATCCGTCTTCACACTCACTGGAGCAGCGTGATCAGCCATCAGCAGGTTCCTCCTTGCCGATGGTCACCGTGAGCTGAGCGCCCTTCACGGCTTCCTCGAAAGCCCCGCGCACAACGGCCGGGTCGATCTTCAGTTCCTCAGCCAGGCGCGGGATGACATCGTTGATCAGGACATCGGTGTTTGTGGTCCCGTTTGCCGTGTCCTGGATCCACCGCACCGTCTTGCCATTCCGGAGTACCGGGTATTCGGCAACGCGCCGGGGCACGTCATCGATGAGCTTTTGAATGGACGCCCCATAAAGCATCGACTCGCCGCCCCGGATGAGCGCGTTCTGGACCTCGGCAAGTGTCTTGCGGTCAGCATCGGTAAACATGTCGTCCTCTTCCTGGATGGGGGTCGTGACTTCGCCGGCGGATTCGATTGAGCCCTTTTCGTCTTCCCAGTAGTCCGTCATGAACAAGCGAGGGTTGACGCGGCCATAAGTGTTGCTGTTGAGATTGAAGTTGTACGGCAAGCACCCCACGTGGCAGTGAGGGCCAGTGCTGATGTTCGTGCCACCGTCAGTGTTGCCAGAGAGCGCGATGATCTGGCCGCGCTTCACACGTTGATTCGTGGAGACGAGAAGCTTCGAGTTATGCCCGTACTCGAAGTATGGGGCCGTTTCGCCGTCCATGTTCAGAACCACCATCAAGCCGCCGTACATCAGGTTCCAACCGAAGTTGTCCGCGTACGTGTCATCGAACTGACCAGCGAACACAACAACGCCGTCGCCGGCGGCCCTGACAGGCGTGCCCACAGGGACAGCCCAATCGTCACCGTTATGGCCGCCCGGGGGGTTGGGCCCCCAGCCAGGATTAGCGCCGAAGTCCTGCGACCTCCGGACGCTGCGAGGGAAAGGGAATAAGTAGCCGGTCATGGTGAATCTCCTTTTGGGGGGTCGCTTTCAAGTCGCGGCCACGGGCGAAGTTCCTGAGGGGCCATGCCATGCTCGGTGCAGTCCCGGCGAAGCTGGGACGCGTACTCTTCAGTCAGCCGGCGGTTCCTGGCCTCACGGTCAGCCCTCGCCTGCTCACGGTCAGCCCGCGCCCGTTCCTTCTCCGCATCCGCCCAAGCCTCGTTACGCTGGTCCTTCAACGTCGTGTTCCGGATACGCTCCCGGCCAGCCGAACCGCTGAGATACTTGACGCCACCATTGATGAGGGCCAGCAACGCGGCGCCACCGCCACCAGCCCCAACAAGGGTCACGATCAGTTGGGTTGTGTCCATGGTGGTGGCCTACTTTTCAGGGTCGTAGGCGTAATGCCGTATTTTCACTAGACGGGCGGCGAAAGCGAGGATCGAGAACGCGATGAAGCACAATGACGCCATCCGGAGACTGAGCTGTGTCACGGGCGCGGCTGCCATCGTCACGCCATAGATGCCCACGGCGGTCATGCACATCAGGGTTGCGGCCCGTTCCAGCCACCAAATGCCTGGCAGCACAGAGAACGAACCGAGAGCACCACCCACGAGAAGGAGCCCGCCCCAGAAAGTAAGCAGCCCAGTGCCGAGACTGGAGGCGACGTTCCTGGGCGGGTCCGTGGCCACGAACATGCCCAACAACCCAATGGCCAGGTAGGCGAAGAAGTAGATCACGGACAACGCCCGCGGCTCTTGAACCTTGAGCCAAAGGGCGTGTAGGCCAGCTTTCGCGCTCACACGTACCACCCCAGCCCGCCGAGCATGAAGACCATTTGTCCAGCAAGCACCTTGTTTGACTGGCTACCAACTCCGGTTTTGAAGCTGATCTTGATTTCCCCAGCAGGTGTCACCCGGATGTCACACTGGTAGGCGTTCACCAAAACCGGGGTGACCATGTCACTCGTGACCTTGGGCGCAAACTCCGCTGGCACGGTCGCAAGTGTGTACTCTGTCAGCGGCTTGTTGACATCACGCATGTCGTAATTGATGTCAACCGCATTCGCCAGGCCGCCCTGCAACTCAACGCGCCGGCCGATCCTGGACACTGCCGCATCCTTCACAGGGTTCTTCATCCACGTGCCTATTTGCCGGTAGGTGTTCGTGTCGAAGGTCAGCGGGACGGGGCCGCGCATGACGCCGCCGACGTTCACCCACGCCGGCGAATCGTTGTCGCCAAGAATGTACTGGTACTGCTCATACCCAACCGTGACCATGCCGCCGAGCTGGCCGAGGTACTGGCACGCAAGAACATCCTTCGCGTACACGCCACCGTTCGATGCCCAGCAACGAATGTCAACGATCTCGCCCGGCTGCGTCTGATTCTCAATGATCGGCACCAACGCAATCGGCTGATCATCAATCGTTCCCGGACCAGACAGGCGCGCACCAGAAACGGCTCTCGTGGATCCGCCAGGGATGATCACGAACTTCGACTCACCCGCGGTCGGCGTCCAGTCACGGCGGACAGCCACGGTATCCCAGCGCGTGCCAGAAGCGGACGGCGGGAACTGCAGCGTCTCATTCTCGGACGTCTGATCAGTGACACCGCAGCCGAAACCAGTGCCGGCCGTGATCGACACCGTACGCGTAGCGCCGGCAACGATGCTGACCTTCCAATCGTTTGCGCCAGACACCCCATAACGGGCCCCACCAATAGGTGCGGTCGAGTGAGCCAATGCCCACGCGTCTTCGTTGTACGGTTTCGCCGGCGTGGTGTCATAACCACGGGATGTGAATTCCACTGGCATCAGAGACGCTCCTGGTTCCGCTGCCTCTTACCCAAGGCAGCAAGTCGCTGCGCCATAATCCGCGCAGGCTGGTTAGTGATTTCTCCGATGGAGGGTTCAATCAGGGCATAATCCTTGGACTTCCACGTCAGCTTGACCTCACGGATTGTTTCCGTGAGGACCACCCCGTTACCGATGTCCACAGGTACACGGTCGCCAACATGGAAACCGTTCGGGCCGCCGTACTGGAAAATGCCAGTGCCGGCGAGATCCAATGAGAGGCCGTTCTTGGGCCCGTTCTCATCCAGGGTTTCCCGGCCACGCGCATCCAACACCGAATCAGTGTTGTCATCCCGCGCATCCCGGAACGTCTCAGCACGCATCCCGAACTGATCCTCACGGTCAGTGTCGATGAGTTGCCGGAACTTACGGTCAACACCTTCACCCTGCCCGGCCACAACAACACGTGAGCTCGTCGGGCGGGTGCGGGTCCACTTCGCTGTCTTCAACGTGCGGCCCTTCACCGACAACTTCCGAGGGAACAGTTTCGGCTCATACACGTCCAGCACAAGGCTGCCGGGGACACTCGGCCCACCACCAACCTGCCGGACCTGCACACCAATGCCGGCCACCTCGAGCGCCGGGAACATCTGGTCCATGAGCGGGTGCATCCGGAGAGGCACACCACCCGGGACCACGGCGCCGCGGTTCGCATTCGTCGCCACCGACAGGCCGGGGACTGCGAGACGGTTCACGCCGTTCTCAGTCACCGCCGTCTTGATGATCGTTTCAGCATTCCCCGTGTACGTCCGATACTCCGCGGACTGGGCAGTGAGCGGCGCACCAGGAACCGGCCAACCAAGGATGTCCCTCAACACACGGAAATCATCCTCCACCGTGAACGTCACCCGCCCGTCCACACCGTTCGACTCGCCTTCCTCAGCAGTGACAGGACCAGAAATCAGGTGCTCATTCTTGAACGTCACCTTCAACCGAGCACCATCAGCCATGAGCTCGCCAAGCTTCGGATGCGACAACGGGACCGTCATGCTCAACGTCCCCATCAGGTTGTGCCGCACAATCGCGGACAACGCGGACGGGTTACCGATCTGACACCGGAACAGCCTGTCCTTGTCATACACGCCGATCCGGAACGCGTTCACCACGCCCTCCGATACAGCGACGGCAACAGTGCTTCCACAGCGCCAGTACCAGCAAGAGACAAGGACAACGGGACGCTCGCCCCGGGTGGGATCGGCGCGAAATCCGCCTCACCAAGATCCGCTGAACGGTCAACCGGGTTCACCATGTCAACACCCACCACACGCTCAGAAGGCTTGCTTGGCGCGCCCGGGACGACGTCGTACATCGTCGCGCCCATAAGGTCAGGCTCCGACTCGATCACCAGACACTTCCCAAGCGGAACATCAAACGGGACGTTCACTACGAGCCCATCAACACCAACCGCGGCCTCCGTTGACTCCCCATCAATGAACCACCGGGCATACGACTCAACGTCCCCGCGGTTGTCGATGGTCGCTTCAGAGATGTCAGCCCCGGATCCGATGTTGAAGAGGTGCGGCCCGTTCGGTTCGAAGAGGGGCTTGTACTCCTTGTTGCCCCACGACTGGACGACCGGGTCACCCTCCCAATACGGATGCTCCGCTAGGAACTTCAGCCCATACGACTGCCACCCGTACTTCATCGGGTCATACGTGAAGGTGTGGTCACCGTCGTCGCGGAACCGCATCCTGAGGCGCCGTGTGGTGCTGTCCGGAAGGTAAACCTCCCACACGCCCGTGTCTTGAGGATCCATGCCCGCCCAGAAAGCGCGGTCACGTTTCATCCACGTCACAGACCCCGGCTCTTCGTCCAGACGCCCATCAGAGAAGATATGGACCGGCCAGAACACCTCACGATCAAGAACCGAAATGCCCTCATGCTTAGAACCGGCCACCGCGGGCGACGACGTTGCATGCCGCTCCGTGGTGACCGTCCCCAAGCCCCGGATGCCCGGCATCAGGAACAACCCCGATGCCGGGCTAGTCAACGGCCACGTCACACCCTTAGCCGTCCACGTCATCCGCAACCGAGTCCAAGGACTCGCAGCCGGGGCCGGCGGCCGGTAAGGAATCGCATAACTGATACCCATGAGACTCCCTACTTATTGATGGACCGCTTGCATGTCAGACAGCGAGTTCTCGAACTTCCGGACAGCCTCGTCAGCATCACGAACAATGAGCTGCTCGATGGTCAGGCCCGGACGGTCACCTACTGCGGCGCCCCGTGCAGCAAGGGTTTGAAGTGCCCGGTTCTGCTCGTAGTTGTAGATCGCTTCCGGTTTACGGCTTGCGTTCACAATCTGAGTCAGGCCAGGGTTCAACACCCCGCCGTTGTCATACTTGTACGGCAGCCCCGTGGAGCCCATGTTGTCCTTGCCGCCCTCTGGACGCTTCCCAGCCTTGCCGGTCAAAAAGTCCGACGCGGTGGTCAGAGCCTTCTTGCCAACACCGATGGCCATGTCAGCCATCATGCCGCCGGCAGGGAAGGTCAGCTTGAACAGGGAAACGAGCCCGTCAATGATCGGCGCAATGGGGTCGAAACTCCACCCGCCACCAGAACCAGACGCGCCCCCACCATTCAGATACTCGGCAGGGTTCCGGTAGTTCGGCCACCCACCATCCAGCACCATGTAGTGCAAGTGCGGACCCGTGGAATTACCTGTCGAACCAACCTCGCCGATCTTCGTGCCGGCCGTGAGCATTTGCCCCATCTTCACCGCGAACGATGAAAGGTGCGCGTACCAGGTCTGCAACCCGTTCGGGTGGTCAATGTGGATCTCGTTACCGCCCCCATAGGACGACCAACCAGCCGATGACACACGGCCCGGACCAGCAGCAACAACCGGCGAACCAGTCGGAGCCGCAAAGTCGATACCGTTGTGGCTCCCACTGAAAGGCTGCGAAACCGTTGCGCTGCCAATCGGACGAACCAAGCCGCCCTTCGCCAAACCAGCCCCGAACATCGCCCGGACCCGATCCAAGGACTTGCCCATGACCGCAGCCTTGTTCATTGCGAACAGACGCGCCCGCTCAATTGGGTCACGCATGACCTCGGACACATAGACACCCTCGCCCCGACGCATCGGAACCAGCTGGTCATCCCCATCACGCCATGAGGACATCCCCGGAAGGACCCCGCCACGGGCGAACCCGGACGGGAGCGCTACCTTGGGCAACTTATCCACGCCCGGCAACGCCCCAGCTACCGTGTTGAACGCACCAATCAGGCCATCATTGATGACCGTATTGACCACGAACCGCACCGGCGCCTTCGCGATGTCCTGGATGGTGTCCCATGCCTTCTTGACCGCAGCAACACCAGTCTCAAACGCCTTCGGGATTTCCTCGTTGATTGCCTTAGTCAGGAAATCGAACACCGGCTTAATGACCGTGTCCCAGACTGTCTTGATCGCCCCACCGATGCTGTCAAACACCGGCTTGATGCCATTCGTGTACAGCCAGTTCAACGCGTTCGGGATGACCACCATGAAGATGTTCACCCACGTGTCAAAGATGGGCTTCAAAAGGTTCAGCCACACCCAATTGACGGCGTTGCCGATAGCGTCAAACACAGGTTTGACAGCGTTCAGGTAGAGCCAGTTCAAAGCGTCAGGAATGACCTTCGTGAAGAACCACACCCAAGAGTCGAACGTGGGCTTCAGCACGTTGTTCCACACCCAAGTGATGACCGAACTGATCCCGTCAAACACAGGCTTCACAACGTTCTCGTACAACCACGTGAACGCCGCGGCGAAGACGTCATGGACGAAAGTCACGACCGTGTTAAAGATCGCAACAGCCGCGTTCCACCAATCCGAAATCGTGGCCCCGATCCCGGCGAACGCCTCAACCATGCGGTCCCAGAAGTACTGGAACAACGGCACGACGATGTTCTGGATGATCGAGACAATGACCTGGAAAACGCCACGGAAGAACAGGTAGAACCCGCCGATGATCACCGAAGCCGAATCGAACACCGGCTTCAGAACGTTCAGCCAGAGCCAATTGAAAATCGCGCCAACAACGTTGACCGCCGCCGTTATCCCATCAAAAACAGGCTTGATGACAGACTCATAAACCCATGTGATGACAGCCGCGATGCCGTCAAAGGCCGGCTTGATCACACCAGTCCAAAGCCAGGTGAAGAAACCACCAATAGCCTGAATCGCGGCATCCCACGCCGGCACAACGGTGCCCGTGAACCAGTCAACGACGCCACGAATGACGTCCTGCACCCAGTTGAAAACGTTGGTTACAACTTCGCCGATCCAGCGCATAGCCGCATCGACGCCGTCCTTGAACCAACCAACGTTGTTGTACGCCCACACAAACGCCGCCACAACAGCCGCGATGATGCCGATGATCCAACCAACCGGGCCCATAGCAATCAACCAGCCGGCCGCGATCTTCACAGCCTGGATCGTCGCCTGAGTGCCAGCCAGAACCCAGCCAGCAACAATGACGCCGAGGCCCCAAAGCTGCACGTACGTGGACTTGACCGCCGCACCCTGAGCCATCACCCAAGCAAGCTTCTGCTGAGCCGCCGACTTCAGAGCCTCAATGCCAAGAGTCACCCAGTGCGGGATCAAAGCCAGAACGATCAGACCCGAAATGACAGTGATCGGGGTACGCATATCCCAAAGGAACTTCGCAACATCCCCGCCGACGTCGATAACCCTTTTCAAAGCGTCCGGGATCTTCATCACTGTGTCACGAACCGTCAGAAGGAAATCCACAAAGCGTGAATCTTCCTCCCAACCAAAAGCGCGCCGGAGCATGCCCGTGTAATCGCCCTTGACCAACAGGTCATAAAGGCCAATGGCCCCATCTCGTGCCCGCAGGAGGAAGTCAACGAACGGGGAATCTTCCTCCCACCCGAACGCGGCAGCCAGCTTGCCAGTGAAGTCGCCCTTTACGATGAGGTCATAGAGGCCCTGAACACCAGTCAGGGCCTTATCAAGGAACACCCCGATGGCCGCGCCGGCGACCTTCGCGCCCTCTTCAAGCGGCTTCAACCACTCAATGGCGCCAGCGAAAAACTCGCGGATCCGAGGGTAAACACCAGACAGCAGGCTGGCGCCGATACGTCCAAGAGATGCGATCGTGTTCTTGAAAGCGCCACGCAGCGTTTCACCAGACTTAAGAGCAGCCCCACCAAGCCCGCTTTCCATGGCTTTCTGGAAAGTCTCAAAGTTGATCTTGCCCTCAGAGGCAAGGTTCAGGGTTTCCTCAGCAGTCGTGCCCAGCTCTTTGCCAAGCAGCTGCACGATCGGGATACCAGCGTCGTTCAGCTGCGCGATTACATCGCCCTGGATCTTGTTCGAAGAGGCAACTTTGTTGAAGATCGCACCCATCTCACCCATACCGACGCCGGCGATTGTTGCCGCGTCGCCAGTCAGGCGGAGAGTGCGCTCCAAATCCTTGCCAGGCTTCACGCCAGCAGCAACAGCTCCCGCAGCCACAGACGCAGCCTCATCCAAGCCGAAGGCTGTGCCCTTCACAGAGGCCATCGCGTCGTTCATGATGCCCTGCACGGTTTCGGCAGAGTGCCCAAGCCCGGTCAGCTTAGCTTTAGCGTCCTCGATGGACTGCAGACGACCGAACCCCTTCGTGAGCGCAACACCAAGGCCAGCAACAGCGGCCGTGCCAGCAGCAACGGCACCCCACTTAAAGGCCTTGCCCATGGCATCGCCCAGACGGCTGGTCTTCTTCTCAGTGGCGTCAGACGCGTCACCAACGTTCTTGAGCTTCTTCTCAAGCTCTCCCGATGCAGTGGCAGCCTTACCCTGCGCCGATTCCAGATCGGCAGTTGCCTTCGCAAGGTCCCGCTCAGCCGTTTGACGGTCACCAGTGGACTTAGCAGCCTTCCGGCGGGCCTCAGCCAGACGCTCTTCAGCAGCCGCAATCTGAGAAGCCTTAGCCTTCCCAGAGTCGCGAACCTCCTGCAGCTTCAGTTCAGCAACACGCACCGCGCCGAGAGCCTTCGTCTCCGCCTCGGTCGATGCGACGATCTTCGACTGAGCCGAAGTGATCTGCGCCTGAGACTTGGAGATGACCTGGTTGAGCTGGCTGACCTCAGCCTTGAGCTTCGCCGTAGCCTCAGAAAATCCCTTGCTGACGTTCGCGCCAGCAGACCTGCCAGCGGAAACACCCACCCCGTCCATGACCTTGGAAACTTCAGCCTGGGTGCCCTTGAAGGTTGGCTTCACAAGCACTTCGGCTACGCCAATGACGGGCATGGGGCCTCCTATTGAGTTGTCACAGGTCCTCCGCGGAGAAACCAAACTGGCCGGCGAACTGCACAGCCCATTCACGCTCAGCAGCCTTCATGGCCGCCTGAATCTCTGTCTTAGGCGTGGGGAAAGGCTTCACATCGCCAGGGCTACCGCCGTTGACCTTGATGAGGATCGCGCCAAGCCGGTCCAGCTTCGTGGCAATATCGCCCAGCATGGTCGCGTGGAGATCCCACTCCGAGGTGCGCGGCGCCCACGGCTCGCTCTCCCTGCCTTGGCTTGCCGCGGCTATCGCCTTAGCCGCTTCAGGGTCATTCGCTATCGCCTCGTTGAGCCGGCTAGCGGCGGGCAGCATGTCGATCAGCTCGAGCAACGCCACCCACCGCTTAGCCCGGAACCACTCCGCCAGATCCACGCCGGGATACTCGTGCGCGAGGTCGGCGCGGATCTGCGGGCGGTAGCGGGTTAGGAGCTCGCGGAGGCGCGCCCTTCCCCCGGCTTCCCAACCGTCTGCTCGTAGTAATCCATGACCCGCTGAATCAAAGCAGCGTGGACACGCAGCGGGATCTTCTCAGCCTTGTAGGCCTCGAAGTCCTTCGGGGTGAGCCACTTCTGAAGGAAGTCAAAGTCGTTCTGGTTCGTCTCTTCGAGGTCCTTGAAGAACTCGCTCGCCTCATCAGCGGGCATGTCGTAAAGGTCCGGGAACGTGACGCGCTTGCCTCCAGAGAGAGCAAGCACGAACGCTTCAGGCTTCGAAACCTCAGCCTCAAGAGCAGAAAGGGACAGGTGAATAGTCGGCTTGTCAACAGCCATGGTGATACCTCCGGGTGGTGGTGGTTTGGTTACTTACTGGGCGTGGTTGCGGGCTTAGCCGCGTCGGATTCCTTCACAGCAGCCGTCTTGGCCTTCTGCTCCGTGAACCCCTGGGAGCGAAGCTCAGCAGCTTCGCGGGGAACGGACGTCTCAACCGTGGTCTGGCCGTCCTTGGAAATGAATCGGGGCATGATGGGTACCTCTCGTTTGCGGGGGTGGTTGGAAGGTTTGAGCGGGCCGCGCCACCACCACCCGGAAGAATGGCGCGGCCCGCGGTCTGTGGGTTACGGGGTCCCTGCAGTGAAGCCCAGAGTGGTCTTGGCCTTCAGTGCGCCCGTGCCGCCCATGTAGTGACGGACAGGGGTTCCGATCTCGTCATCGGTGAACACGTTGAACGTCAGCGCATTCGAAACCGGGTCAGCAGATCCCCACTTCTGGGAATCGCTGTTGCCCAGCTTCACCAGGCCGTAGCCGTTGCCGAGGATCCAGTTGTTGTCCGCCGGCCCGTCAGAGCCAAGCACAATGAAGCGGTACTCCTTGCCGACAGGAAGGTCCGGCTCGTCAAAGACGATCTCACCCGTGGTCTGGTCCTGAGTGGTAGCCGTCAGGTCGGTGCCGTAGATGAGCTCCTGGATGTGCTTCCGGCCGGTCTCGATACCGGTAACCGTGATTGAGCGGGCAACCTCAGTGACGTCCGTGCGCTGCGGCCCGGCGTAACCAAGCGCGCTCACGGACTCTTCACTGACATCCCGGCCGAACTCGTAACCGTCCGGGGTGACCATGCCCAGCGGCAGGTAACCCAGGGCCTTCAGGTCGATAAGAGTGCCGGCGCCGGAAAAGATCGAATCCGGAAGCTCGACCGAAGTGGGAGCAAGGAAACCGACCGCACGCTGAATCTTACGAATCAGGTTCCGGTCGTCCGCTTCCTGCTGAATGGTCTGGAATGTTGGCATGGCAATGAACCCCTTTCAAGGGCAAATGTGATTTGTTGTCCCCAGTAGGGGTTTATAGGGGGCGGGACGTGACCAGAAGAGTCATGTTCGCCTGGTTTAGAGTGTCCGAGGCGTAGGGAACATCGGCCGGCACCTGGTCAACGTTGATGCTGTCCAAGAAACCGTGCGCCGTCTCAATGTCAGTGCCACAGATGAACGCCAGGATGGACTCCAAAGTGTTCACGGCCTGCGTTCCAGGCGCGTAGCATTCCAGCGTCACCCGGTCAACGCGGTCAATGAAACCTTGAGTGCCGCCGTTCGTGAACACCAGCACAATGGGGAAAGGGCCCTCAATCGCTCCGAACTTATCAGCCGGTAAGTGCCAGACCATCCGGACCGCTTGATCCAGATGCTCCGTGCCGTCCACAAGATCTGTCAGGCACTCGCGGACATCGGGGAAAACGAGGCCATCAATCACCGCGCACCGCCTTCATGGAAGCCATCACGCGGAGCAGGATCGAATCACGCGCATCCCTGAAATCCGGGTCAACCTCCCGAACCACAGCACCAGCGCGCCGCTCGTTCTTCCAACCCACCGTGACAGTCGCCGGCTTAGCCTCATACGTCCCACGGCCAACAGCCTCAGCATTCCCCGCCAGCCGCTGACCAGCCTCAAGAGCGGCAGCCGCAACCTTTGGGTTAGAGCCAAGTTCCCTCAGCCCAGAATCATCAGCGGAATAGCTCTTCGAACCCCGGAGCTTCCGCAGCGCCATCAGGACCTCACCAACCCAACCTCAACACCCAGCGGCCACTCACCCGGCAAGCCATCAACAGACCACTCACCAGCCATCAGCGCACCAGTAGGGACACGCACACGATCCTTCGGGAGGAAAGAGAACGACTCGTCAGGGTCCCGGTAGAGGACGGCCGTGCTTGAAACGATGTCGGACCTGTCAGCGGGTTCCCTCGTTGCTCGCGGACCAACAATGCAATCGTTGACGGCAACTTCCGTTGCCGGCAGGGGGTTCCCTTTCGGATCCCTACCCCCGCCGCGCAGGACCACAACATCAGCCCGCCAAGCATCCGGGAAGCCTGAAACGATGCTCATTCAAGGCTCCCCAGTGATTCCCCGGCGATGTACTCAAGCTCTGACCCAGGCTCGTAAGTGTCCATCCGATTGTTGAAGCGGACGTAATCAGGGGCCGGTGTCCGGTACGTTCTCGTGCCACCGCCGCCGGTCACTTCATCCATCTCTTCAAGCTCGGCTGGCAGAAACCATCCCCCGAGGGAGCTGGCCGCGTTCCACCTCGTGGCGTACGGGCCAGCCGCCTCAGAATCGGTCATCTGCCGGACCTTGTCCAGACGCCTCTGCACAGCGTCAGCAACATAGACAAGGAACAGCGGCTCAAGGCTCTGAGTCGGCAGCCCTTCGACAGGTTCCGGAAAGGCTGACGGGTACCTCTTGTTCAGAAGAACAGAGATGCCCGCCAGCCAGCCCTCAACCCTAGGAGCTTGCGACCCGCTTGGTGGTTTTACGAGCAGCGGTTGTACCTTCGCCAGTGTCAGAGTCAGCATTGTCACTCCCTGCCTTGTCCGCGGCGTCAGCCTTTTCCTTCTCGTCTTCCGCGGCCTTGCCCTCAGCCTCAGCGGCGGCCTTCGCGGCGTCATCGGCGGCCTGCTGCGCCGCAGCTTCCGCCTCATCAGTCGCCGGCGTCTGCTTGTCAGATTCCGCCCAGCCACGCGAGGTGTAGAACTCCGCTACAGCATCGTTAACCGTGACCTTGCGGCCTGTCGTCTCGTGCTTCAGTTCGATGTTGGCCATGATTACGGCCCCACTGGAGCTGCGGTGATGGCGGAGACGGGCGAAACTCGTTCGCCATCCGAGCCAACAACGTCCGCCATGGTGTAGGCGTAACGGGCGCGGAACCGGAGTGCGACCTGGTCGTTCTCCGCCAGGTTCACGCCGCCGATGGTGGCCTCAGTCAGGAACTTCACCTGAATGTCAGTACGAACACCGATCAGCACAGCTGCAGTATCAGCGACCAGCCCAAGGGCCTTCGCCCGGTCCCATGCGCCGTTCTTGTTCCAGAAGGCGCTCAGGCCGGCCACGTTGTCAACAGCGCCGGGCGCGGAAGACAGTGACGGCAGGTAGATCGGAGTGCCGTCAGCGTTGCGGAGGTTCGCGAGCTTGAACTTGAACCCGCCACGGGACAGGAAAGCGTCCGGGTTAGCTCCGGAGTCATCCACGGACTCGGCCGCCTGGTAGATGGAACCGACAAGGTCGTCCTCACCAGTTCCAACTTGGTAGACCTGGCCTGCAGCGGTGGCTGCAGCAAAGAGATCCGGGGACGTCCAAGCAGCTGGCTTGTTGTCACCGAACATCACGGCCGCGTCCAAGGTGCGTCCAACCGCTTCGCCGCCAAGTGCGGCGGCGTTGGCCAGAAGATCATCGGTCGCGTCCTCAAGGTCCTCTTCATTCAGGACGATGATGGCGGCGATTTCCTGCGCCGTCAGGACCTTGTTCTCAAACGAGAACTTGGTGTTCGGCTTGGTCCTGGTGCCGGCGGTTTCGCCCACGAATGACGCGGTGGGACGAGTCGCGAGTGCTGGCATGTTCTGGACCTTGGCGCCCATCGGGACAGTCGTGAACGCCGAAAGGACAGTAGAAGTTGCTGTGGCGCGGTTCAGGAGAGTGTGGCTGTACTCTTCCTCGATCAGAGCGGCAATATCAGCGCGAGTAATGGGCATAATGGTTCTCCTTCAAAAGAACAGGGGGATTAGCGGATTCCGCTGAATTCGCGGAGCGCTGCAGCTGCGCGGGACTTACCCGCCGGCTTATTGGTTTCAGTCGATTCGGAACCAGACTTGGGCTTCGGGCGAGTAGCAACGCGTGGTGCGTTGTCACCCTTCAGCAGGTACGGCTTGTTCTTGGCGATGTCAGCGAGTTTGGTCTTAATCGCTTCCGCGTCAGGACCGTCGTCAGTGATTTCAACCTTGGAGATGTCACCGAACAGGGCAACGGCATCTCCCGGGTCAGCGAATCCGAGAGCGGCCGCGGTGGCCTTGATCTCGGCGTTGACGATCCGGGTAGTGAACTTCCCAGTGACCTCGCTGGCGCCTTCCAACTTCGCGGCATCAATGGCTTTCTGATGCTCGCTCTTGGAGGACTCCTTGAACTGGTCGTATTCGGTGGCTTTGGCCTTCAGGCTGTCGTAATCAGCGAACTTGTTGCGTTCGCGGGCAACGCGGTCCTGAATGATCCGGTCAAGGTCTGCCTGTGTCGCCGGCGGAGTGAACGCGGCGTCTCCCGAGGGAGTCTGCGTAACTTCGCTGGTGGCTGCCGTGTTTGGAGCGATGTCGCCCATGGTGGTTCCTTCTTCCGTGAATCCGTCGATATGACCGGCGATTTAGGCAGCCGCCGTGACTGCATCCCCGCTATTCGGGTAGTTCTTGCTGCTGCAGAGCGTTGAAGCCCTGCAGGGTCTTTGTGGCGTTCTCCTGGATGGCTTTGTTGGCCCCTTGGATGCCGTTCTTGCGGACGTAGTCGGCGGCTTCCAGTGCATCCGTCTTGGACCAGCCCGGAATCATCGCGAAAAGCATCTCCATGGGAGCGCCCACGGTTTGCAGCTTCACCACTGCGTCACTGATCTGAGCCAGCGAGCGAGTTGACGTGTCTGCCCAGTGCACTTGCGAGGACGTGTCTCTGGCTGCGGGTTCGTTGCCGAGGATTCCTGCTGCTTTCCGAAGCGCGAGCTCATATCCCTCACCCATCACCACTTGGTGGTCTCGGATGTTGCGGAAATAGCCCGATTCGGCGGCGGCAATCCCTTCAGCGGACATGTTCACGATGGCGCCCAACAGATAATGCGGGGGGACCTGGCAAACCGCGGAAAGGTGCTTGATGTGGGTGTCTACGGCTTCCGCAACTTGGTTGATATTCGCAGCCGAGAAGTCTCCAAACTTGACCTCACCGTCACCAGAACCATGCATCAGCGAATCAATCGCCGGACGCACCAGCGCATTACCATGCTCGTCCGTGCCGATTTTCCCGCCGGACTGCCACTTCTGCGGGAATGCACCGTACCGCTGGACCATCTGCAGGGTAAACGTTGCGTCAACGATGCGCTTGTACACTGGGATTCCCGGCTCAATGGACGACTTCGGGAAGCCCTCCATCGCGAATTCGTTGGCGATCATCGTCACGGGGTTGATGCCCATGCCGTACGGGACAACTTCGAGCGCTTCGATCTTCTGAGGCGTGCCCGTGATGATGTACTGCGCTTCGGCGTCAAAGAAGTACCAACGCTTATCAGTCACGCGGTGCAGAACGTATTTCGGCGAATCGTCCCACGGGTCTTCCTTCGTGGAGAACGTCTGATGAGCCGACAGCGGCCGCATGACGACCCCGCCAGACTCCGAGGGGAGGTCAAGCAGATACCCGTAGCCCAGCCCGATAACTTCGCGGTTCAGTGGGCCTTGGCGGGCGTCCATTCCGTTGGCCTGCCAGGCTTCAGCCCAGACCTGCTCATCCGTGTAACCGTCGATGACAGTTCCCTGGGCGATACAGTCACGAACGAACAGCAGCCACGGCGAACGGGCCTTAGCGAGCAGATCCTTGTATTCGGTGTCAGCGTGCTCCGGCATCCATGTCTTGTTCAGGCCGCCCTCGATGCTCTTCTGCAACCAGCGCAGACGGGCCCACTCTTGACGGGCCGGTTTCAACAGCTCGTCCGTAATGAGAGCGGAAAGCTCAGTGCTGCTCAGTGCCACGCTCTCACCTGATTCCTGTAATGACGGCTTCTTCTTTTGCCGGGCTGGACTCAGCCTTCTTCACGCCCCAATGGGCGAGAGTCACGGACTGAATCTGGGTTATTGGCTCGGAAGGGTCTGATTGATCCCACGTCAGGCCGCCAACAAGCGGCCTCGTGGTCGCGTTCTTCAAGGACTGGTACAAGTCGTCTTGGCCGCGGTGAACCACAAGGGACTGATTGACGGACTCGACCATCAGCCCGAATGCCCCCGCAACCTCACCAGCGTTCACGGCCATGTACTTGATGCCCGCCGCTGTCAGATCGGTAAGGATCGGAGCGCAATTCTTCTCATCCAGCACCACAAGGGCCGGGCCGAGGGAATCAACCAGTTCTTTCAGCGCTGACGGCACCCAAAGCGTTTGCACGCGGGTGTCCTTAGTCTCCACAAAGATCTTCTGACCGGCACGGGAAGCCGCTGCGATGGTCGCATAGCCTCCACCGCGCCCCAAGGCCACCGCCAGAACGGGCAGGTCTCCCAAGGACGCCTCAGCGTCAGCAGAAGCGTTCCACGTCGGCAAGCTAACTTCGTTGTGGCTGACGTCCTGCACCGGGCGGCGGTTAGGCCACACACTGCAGCGCTCACGGGCAAAGTCCTGCTTGTTCGGGCTCTTGTCGCGGTCATGCTGCTCTGCGATAGTCTCCGTGCGGATACGGATGTCCTTTGCCGGGTTCGAGTCAGCCCAAACCTTCTCGCTGCCCAAATCGATCAGCTCAGCAAGGTCCGGATCCTCCGAGCCCTCCGGAGACCACTCAGCCCAGCCAGTCCGATTCGGCTCCGAAGAACGCCCGCGGTCACGGACACCCTCAAACACCTCAGAATCGTTCAAACCCTCTTCCGGGACAGTGCCTGTATAGAGCTCCTGACGATTCGGCACAGCAGACTGCGTGTAGGTCAGCGCATTGCGGGCCGGAACACTCAATTCCTGGGCCTCGTCATACACGATCACATCAGCAGAAAAGCCACGGCCGGAGTTCTTCGATCGAGCCACAAACTTGATGCGGTTACCCAGACTCTTCTGCCCAGGCGAACGCTTCAGCAAGATCTCAGCCGTATTGCCCCGGTAAATCTGCTCAACACGGTCATTCAGGCGCGGAACAGACTCAATGACACCCCGGAGACGGTCAAAACCGTCCATCGCCGTCTTAAACTCGTGCGCCGTATGCAGAATCGACTTCCGCCGGCGGTCCAAACGCGGGAACAAGAACAGATGCGCGAGGTCATACGCGACAAGGATCTCGCCCTTACCGTTCTGACGAGCGACCAAAGCGCCAAACTCCGTCGCAGCCCACTCATTCGCCTCATCAACAGCAAACAAGCCATCAATCACATACGACTGCCACTCATCCAGGACGACGCCGCAGAGCTTCGAGAACTGCGAAACCTTCGGGCCAAGAGTCCCAATCGCCTCAGGACGCTTCTCGATCCGAGGACGTTGGGAACCGGGCAACATTTGAAAGGTCGCCGTTGAAGAACTCATCAAACGGGTCAACCTCCTTAGCCGCGGCAGGACCATCAAGGGTCGCCAACTCGGCCAGCAACTCCTGATGGCGCTTGGACAACGGTGCGAGTCGGGCAGCATCAACCTCAGCCATCGCAGCCTCAATCAAGCCCAGGTTCCACTCCAATGACTGCTTACGCGTCCGGGCAGAAGGTGGGGCCTCCGGAGGCGGCATGGGCGCCTTCTCAGGCTCTTCCTCACGCCGGCTCCGAACCTGCTCCCGTGATCGCTCAACTGATGCTTGGCGGCAGGCTTCATCAACCGTTTCGCCATCCCGCAAGTGCCGTTTATAGGCCGAATACGTCCCGCACGGGGACTTCGCTCGGGGCATGGGAACCTCCCAAACGGCTTACAGCTCAAATAGTGCGATTCGCGCGAAATGGTGTGCAGGAAAAAATGCCCAGAGCGGCGTGGGGTGGGCAGTGAGAGGGGACCTAGGGGCCTACCCCCGGGTCTTGTGGCTCTAGGTACGAGAGCATGGCCTTGTGAGCTTCGTAGGTCCTTGTGCGGGCTTCCTCGCGCTTGTCGCTGGCCAGAGTGTAGGCTTCATGTGCATCCTTCTCGGCTTTGTCCGCTGCCTGCTCGTTGTCCTTCGCGGCTTGGTATGCGTTGGCGAGTTCTTCGAGTCGTGTCATGGTTGCGCTCCTACTGTGCTGGTCGGATGACGGGTAGTGCGCTGTCACTCTTCTTTGAGTTGCAGCTGCGGTGCATGGGTTTGAGGTCTTGCTTGTACAGGTGGCCGCCGTTGTTCACTGCTTCGGGGTGGTCTGCTGTGAAGGACATGGCGTCTGTCTTGGGGAGTGTGTAGTCGATGGGCTTGCCGCACCATGCGCAGTCTTCGCCTCGACGTCGGAGTGCCTTGGCTTTCCGCCTGTATGCGCGGTGCCCTTTGCCATCTCTTGTTGACATTGATCCACCTTGCTGCAGCTTAGAGCTTCCGAGTGAAGCCGATGGTTCTTGCCCGGTAGGTGCCGCCGTCATCGTCGTCTATGGATTGGCGGTTGTATCCCGCGTGTAGTTCAGGCGGGGCGCTGTAGGAGTGGGCGTGTTCGGCTTGGGTGAAGTTGTTGCCCTCGGGTTGGGGATCGTGCTCTGCGGTCATGGATGCGGCGTGAGCTTCGAGCCAGGCGCAGATGGCTCGGTATAGGCGCATGCTACCTCCTGTATTGGTGTCAGGCCCCGCCGTGGTGCACCGTGACGGGGTCCGACGTTGCCGCTCTCGTAACCCGGGGACGGCGGCGGGGTGTGGTGATCTACTAGGCGAGGCCGCGGTCCTCAATGGTTTAGTCGGCGTGCGTTTCGATCAGTGGAGTAGTGCGGATTCGAACCGCTGCTTTGCCGCCACGAATGCGCCTTCGTGTTGCTGCTCACCTGTTGAGCTCCTACCCCTTGTGCCGGCGTCGTCACGACGAGCGGCGGTGCGCTTGACCCTGCGCGGGAGATGCTGACCTCCTGGGGGAAGAGGGCAAACAAAAAAGGCGACCCGTTTGGATCGCCTTGGAAACTTCGAGACTACTCCCGAAGCACTCCCTAACTTACATGGTTGTCATTCGCGATGCAATGTCCAACACGCGGGCGAGCCATGGCATGTTGTCGCTGGTCCATGAGGCTTGGCAGTGGATGCATTCGGCTGTCCATTGTCCGGGTGGGAGCATGTTTTCTTGGGCGTCCCAGCAGTGGATGCGGATGCCTGGCCCTACTCCTTCTTTGTTGTAGATGAGTCCGCATGATGGGCATGGTACTGCTGGCCGCCATGGGGGTTTGATGGGGGTGATGATGGCTTTGATTTGGTCGCACCAGTCGAGGGTGAGGTGTTCGAGGTAGTTGACCATCTCGGGGTCTTGCTCGGTTGCCCATGACTGGATGATGACAGGTAGCCGGCCGACGTCGGTTCCGGTGCGTTGGTAGTGCTCGTTGCGGGCGGCGAAGTTGATGTCTTGCCAGAGCGCGTAGGCGGCGTCACTGATGGGTAGCGCTTTGCCTCCACCTCCGCTTGTGCGTCCGTTTTTGTCGGTGAGTGCTGCGTCTAGTTGGTCAAGCAGCGCTGGTACTCGTTCGGGCGCCCCGTTGACCATGGTCAGGTGCTCAGTGGTGAGCGCCTGGATGTTGCCCTGCAGGCTCATCGGCCCTCCTCGGCTTCTGGTCCGTTGCCGTCGTTGTGCCATTCCCAGTTGAGGACGTGGCAGAGTTCAGCCTGGGCGAGGCTGTGGAGTGTTCGGATGAAAGCGCGGGCTGTTAGCGGTGTTTCGGCCCGGTAGTTGAGGTTGTTGCCTGCTCGGGCTTCGTTGATGCCATGCCTGATCTGGGCTGCGTGCCTGGTTTTCACTTCTTGGCCTCGATCTGCTCGGTTATTCGGGCTTCGGCTGCGTTGACGTGGAAAATGATGGCGCCGACAAGGAATAGCACTTCCTTGGTGGAGACATAGGCGATAACGCCAGCTATGACTGCCAGCGAGTAGAAGTACTTCATGCGTTGCCTCCTGCTTGGGTGATGGTGATGAGTACGCCGGGGTTACCGTGGTAGGTCTTGGCGGCGTGGAAGCTGACTATGCGGGCGTCGTCCACGATGACTCCGGGGATGACGGTTTTGCTCTTCTTGTGCTTGGTGGTGCTGAGCGAGTCGAAGACGGCGCGGGTCAACTTGTCTAGGTCCGGCTTTACTGCCGGCAAGGGCCATCGGGGGCGCTGCGGTGGCTTGAGTTGGAATACCAGCGAGACGGTGATTGGCCCGTCGAGTGGTTCACCCTCATGCTTGGCTAGGGTCGCTTTGCGTATGGCCAGACGCCAGGCGGCAAGTTCCGGCTTCACACCGACGATCCGGCCGCGCCACAACTCCACTGATCCTTGCGGGACGGGTGTTCCCGGGACGAATACGTGGATCATTTGAGGTCTTCCCAGAGTGAGCGGGCGAATACTTGTTCTTGCCAGGGTTCGAGCCTGCCGAACCCGAAGGCGTCCATGAGGGGTTGGAAGGTTTCGCGGACTGCTTTGCCGATGCTGCGGCCAAAGTGGGCGTAACTCTTCTCGTGGGCTTGTTCCCGTTCGATGGCCCGGAACTGGTCAGGGTAGGTTGCGTGGACAGCGCATTCCTCGCATCCGTAGACCCAGTGTGCTTTGCCTTTTTTGCGGATCATCGGCTGTCTTCTTTCTCGGCGAGGATGAGTACGTGGGGTGCCTTCCAGTGCTTGAAGCGTGGCCAGGTCCGGCTCAGGCCAACAACTCCGAATGGGTAGCCCTCGGTGTCTTGCTTGTCGATGGTGACGACGCGGCCAACACGGTCGAAGTAGGCGCTGTCACGGTCACTCACGCGGACGGTATCGCCAAGACGGAACTTCACTGGTCGTCTCCGGTCTCGCAGAAGATGGCGCCGGAAAGGTCGATGACTGGTTTCCGGTAGGGGTTGTCTCGCTTCAAGTCCTCGATGAGCTTGGGAGCAAGACCATGGCTGATGAAGTTGATTTTGCCAACGCATTCATCCCAGCCGGTTGCCAGGAGCTCGCGGCGGCCTTGTTCCAGCTTGTCGCTCATGTTGACGATCTGGTTGGCGAGCTTCTTGTTGAGGTTTGTGAGGCGCTCGTTTTCGGCGCGTAGGTTCTCAGTCATTGTGTTCTCCTTGGGTATGGCTAAGCCCCAGCGTTTGCCGGGGCTTCGGGTATGGGTTCTGGCTCGGTGGGTGGGTCTGGGCTCGGGGCATCGGGCCCGGGTTAGCTGGCGAGTTGGCGGGGGTTGACGCCTGGGTCTAAGGCTTTGCTGTAGTGGCCCCAGAAGGTCAGTTCAGCGAGGCCAGTGGCTCCGTGGCGGTTCTTTGCGACGAGCATTGAAAGGTCATCCCGTTTCTCGCCCATGATTTCTCGGTGCAGGAGGATAACCACGTCAGCGTCTTGCTCGACAGCGCCGGACTCTCGCAGGTCGGACAGCATCGGCATTTTGTCTTGGCGTTGTTCGCTTGCCCGGTTGAGCTGGGATAGCGCGATTACTGGGACTTGCATGTCCATGGCCATGATTTTGAGTTGGCGGGACATGTCAGCCACGAACTCGTGACGTGGGCGTTTGTCACCGTGGGGTTGGGACATGAGTTGCAGGTAGTCCACGACCACGCCGGCTAGTGGTCGGCGGCGGTTGACGGATCGGGCGAATCGTTTGATGTCGGTGATGGTGACGCCGGAGCGGTCATCCACGAACAGTGGCACGTTGTCCCATTCGGATCGGCGGTCGCGGATCTTTCCCCAGTCTCCTGGGGTGAGGTTCCTTTCGATTAGGCGGGCGACGTCGATGTGCAGGTCTGATGACACTGCCCGGATCTGCACGTCGTTGTTGGACATTTCCAGCGATGAGAACGCCACTGACCCATGCGCGGTCAACCCCTTCGCAAGGTTGAGCGCCACCACTGACTTACCAACTGAAGGGCGGGCCCCGACGACATACAGCGCGCCAGGCCGTAGACCACCGATGATCTTATTCACGGCATCCCATGGTGTCGGGTGGTGATTTACTTCCTCATCCAGTGAGCCCAACATGACGTCGATGGTTTCGCCGAATGACTGGACTACTGAGCCTGTGGCCCGTGAGGTCCGGTCAACTTCCCTACGTGAGGCTTCTACGAGTTCGTCAACATCCCCGCCAGACTGGGCTAGGTCTTGGATTTTCCTTCCTGCTGCTGTCAGCCGGCGTCGTGTGGCCGCGTGGGCGACGATCTCTGCGTAATAGGCGCCCGATGATGCTGACGGGACCGTGGTGGCCAGTGTGTGGGTGTAGCCGGCCCCTCCTGTCCGCTGGATCTCTCCCAGCTTCGTGAGCGTGTCGTTGACTGTGATGGCGTCAACGGGTGAGCCTGCAGCCGTTAAGTCGAGGATCGTCCGGTAGATGGTTTCGTGTGCGGGGCTGTAGAAGTCGCCGCCTTCGAGGATGTCCGCTATCTCAGCGATTGCGTCACGGCTGATGAGCATGGCGCCAAGGACGGACTGTTCGGCTACGGTGTCGTGCGATGTTGGTTCGTCGGTCACGCTGCGCTCCTTTCCTGGTTCCCAAATGCGGCGAGCATGTCCCGCAAAGCTGCCATTGCCTGCTGTGGGACAACGCCGTTTCCGCAAGCCTTAAGTTGTTCGTTTCGGCTGATTCCGATAGCAGGATCTGTAACCCACCCTTCAGGGATGCCCATCATCCATTCGGTGAAGCGTGGACTTAGGCGGTGTCCGCTATTGCGTCCAGTAGGTTCAGTTGGCCGGGGAGCTGATCGTCCAATGGTTCGCTCCCATCGACGGATGGCTGGCTCATACTCGCCCCATGCAATGCCTTCACCTGCCCGTTCAATAGGAGCTCCGCAGAGCGTTTCCCGCCTCTCCTCTCGTGCCCACCGAGAGCGTCCGCCACTGAGGGCGTCTGCAGCAGCGAGAGCTCGTTCTCCGCTACCTCGTTCAGGTTCGCTACCCCATGGCCATTGGCGCGCATGGCATACACCTGCTCCGCCGTCTTCCCCTTCTGCGCGTCGTTCGCCTGAGGCGTTGGCAACAAGTGCCTTATCTCCGACAGTGGCTGCGCCTGCGTCCTGGCGTGATGAGATTCCTCCAGGCCCGCAGATCGCCAATCCCTCGCTGCGGGCGTCGGCAGTAGGTGTTCCACTTCGTCCGCCAGCGTCGGGCCATGCCCGCCCGCCTTGCGTTTGTCCGGGTGCTGCGATCCGCCATTCACCGCGAGTTGTGACGTTGGTGTTTTGAGCAAGGACGAAGACGCGGAAACGTCCATGGCAGGCTCCCACTTCGGAAGCGCGTAGGCCACGCCATTGAGTGTCATACCCGAGGTCGGAAAGGTCTCCGAGAACACGTCCAAGTGCTCGCAGAAAAACCCTTCCGTCTGAGGTGTCTCCCACACATCCCGGGCACTGTTCCACGTCGCTACTAGCTTCGGCACTAAAGGCCCCTCTCACGTTTTCCCAGACCACGTATTTCGGGCGCTGGATTGCTATTGCTTCACGCATCTGCACCCACAGGTTTGAGCGGGTGCCTTCGGTCATGCCTGCGCGCTTCCCGGCGTTACTCAAGTCCTGGCATGGTGTTCCGCCGCTGATGATGTCAACAGGTTCGATTGCGGCCCAGTCGATGGCTGTCATGTCCCCGTAGTTGGGAACGTGCGGCCAGTGATGCGCGAGGATCTTTGAAGGGGCTGCATCGAATTCTGAGAACCATGCGGACTCTGCGTTGAATACTTCCTCTACGGCCATGCCTAGACCGCCATAGCCGGCGCACAATTCGCCTAAACGCAAACTCATTTGTGGAACTCCTTTGACCATGGGCTATTAGATGCGGGTTTGGTTTCGTCTGGGATCTCGTCTTCCCATCGGCGGGCGTTGAGCCAGGAGGCAGGTAGCGCGACGTATTGGCGGTCTTTGTCAGTAACGGATTGCTTGTACCGTTCGAGGCCTTCAGTGAGGTCTGCGAGGGTGGATGTGCGCCTGGCCTTGATGAACGCTTTCTTGGCGTTCTCTTTGGCTTCTTTGCGGGGGTACTCGGCGTACCACTGGTCAAACTCGTCCAGTGTGCTGGACAAGTCTTTTTTCTCTGTCTCTGTCTCTGTCTTAGCTAGAGTGTTGCTACCTTTTTGCTCTAGCACTTCGGTAGCAGGTGCTACAGAGTTGCTAGCTTTGGCTAGCCCGCCAGCCCTGCCAGCCTCCCGTTTGGCCTGTATATCCGCGTTTGTTGTCTGGTGTTCGGCGAAGTCGTGGATTTGGTAGCCGCCGTCTACTTTTATCCAAGATGGCTTCTCTGCATCGTTGTTGGACAGTTCATTGGCTATGTCCATTCCCCATCTTTTGGACACAATTCGATCATCAAGGAACCCATCGGACAGTTGCCGGCGGGAGTACAAGGTGGACTCGAATAGGGCCCGGAAGGCGGCGTCGGACAGCAGCAGGATTTTGGGGTGGTCGTCCATGTTGATGTCGAATTTTGCGTACAGACGGCGGTCCTTTGCCATTGGGTCACCGTCCTTTCATTGGGTGCATGAGGTTGCCTGGCGCTTGCGGTAGTTGCGGGTGTATTCGGCTCGTGCTGCCTTGCATGGCAGGCATGGGGTTTTCTTGTCGCGGATGTGTCTCTGGTAGCCGCTGTAGGTGCCACAGACTGGCGTTTCCCGACGCGCATTCACCGGGACCGCGTTGAGTGCCTGGATTTGGAGTGCCAGGGCTTCGACGGTTCGTTTGAGGGATTCCCGTTCCTTCAGTAGGTCGATGATTCGGGCCTGAAGCGCTGGGACTGTGGCGGGCTGCGAGTTGCCACGGATGTAGGTCATTTGCGTCTCCTTCCTGCGCGGGTGATATTGGCGATGGCTTTGTCTTCGGTCGGCCGGCGAATGGTCTGCCGGGCCCGGTGTGCTGCTTCGTCGCGTTTGTCGGCTTCTTTGTGGTGTTCGCATTGGTGGCGGGTGAGGCAGATGCCGGTGGATGATTTGCAGAGGACGCAGCAGGGGTCCGGGATCATGCGGCTTGTTTCCCGCCTGCGTACTTGGCGAGGTTGTCTGGGTGGAATCCATGCCAGTGGAGGTCGGTTTCTGGGTCGCCGTTGGAGACGATGGTGACTGGGACGCCTTCGTAGCCGAGTTCTTTGATGGCTGCGAGGTCTGCGGGTGATGTGGTGACGTCCACGGATGTGTATTCGATTTCGCGGTTGTCGAGCCAGCGTTTGGTGGCTTTGCAGGGTTGGCAGTTGGGTTTGGTGTAAACAGTCACGGTGGTCAAGTTGTGGTCCTTTCGGTGCGGCGCCCGGTTTGTGATGACCGGGCGCCGCGGGGCATAAGAAAGGCCCGTCTATGCGGGCCTGATGTGGTGGTGTGGTGCTTAGAAGGGCGGGGAGGTTTCCGCGCCCCATGTTCCGTTGGGTGGTTGAGTTCCGAACCCGCCGCCTTGGTCGTAGCCGGGATCCTGCTGGTTTTGGCCGGCGAGTTTCTGGCGGTCTCGGCTGCTGGTGAGGACTTCGACGGCGGATGCTTTGACGTCGAGGCTGTACCCGCGGCCGTTCTTGCCGTCGTATTCGCGGAGGTAGAACTGGCCGTAGACCTTGACCCGGACGCCACTGAGTAGCTGGTCGGCGAGGAACTCGGCGATGCTGCCCCAGAGCTCGACGTTGAACCATTGCTCAGCGACTTTCTCCCAGCCGCCGTTGCCGTCCTTTTTGGACTTGGTGTCGCAGACCCGGAAGTTGAGTACCGGCGATCCGGAGCGGGTGAAGGTCATCTTAGAGTCAGCGCCCAAGTTGCCGGTGAAGGTGATGTCTGCCATTTAGAAGACCGCTTTCTTTGGCAGGGTTCCGTGGGTTGCCTCGATTGAGGTGCGTATGTCTGCGGCAACTCTTTGGGTTGCTCGCTCGGCTTCCGCGCCTTCGAATGCTGGGTTGTCGCCGGACCACTTCCTTTCGTATTGGACGATTGTTCCGTCCGTGAGTTCGACGTTGACTGTGACTTTTCCGGCCATTACTGGGCTTCCTTTGCTATGGAGGTGAGTGTGTTGATCCACTGCTGGGCTGCTTCTGGTGTGAAGTGGATGAAGTTGGTGTGGCCCATGCGGAATTGGTGGGTGTCATCGTTTCCGTGGCCGGTATTTACAAGCTGGCCGGCGTGGATGCTGACACTCACAAGGCCTTCTTCTTTGATCTTGCTCATTCGGTGGGCTCCTGGTGGTTGTCTTCTCGTACGGCGGCGAGGATTTTTTGTGCGTCTTCGGGGCTGATTTTGTTGGGGTGTTCCCATGTGGTGCCGATGACTTGCCCTGCGGTGGCGAGCATTGCGGGTCCGTCGCCTTCGTATCCGGCTGTGGTGAGCGCGTTGGTGATTGCCTGCCATTGCGCCCGCCACGGTTCGGTCTGCGGTTCGGCGGCAGGGGCGGGGACATTCTTTAGCGGCTGCACAGTGAACATTGCAGACTTGCCGCGCTTAATGAGCAGCGGCACCTTCAACGGTTTTTCGATGCCGCTCATGTGGCTAATCCTCGTGCCGCCTACCTGCGAGCCGCCGAACTCCACGGACGGGTCACAGTAGAGGGTGACGCTCTGCCCCACATAAGCGGACGTCTTTCCGCCCCATGCCTTCACGATTACCCGCCGCATTGACAGGCCCGGCCGCCACACTCGGGGGAAGCCTTCGAGGTGAAAGTTGAACGGCTGCTCAGCGTTGTTCTTCGTGACACGCTCAATCCGGAACGTGCGCGGGCCGCCAACAAGGTCCACCGCATCAAGCTGGTCGCTCTTAGGCGCCAGACTTTCAGTCATATCGAGGTCCATTTAGACAAGCTCCATTTCCGGGTAGTGGTCGATGCGTTCGGTGTCTGGCATGCCGGCGGTCGTTTCGAGGTAGTCGCTGACCATGTTGGTGATGATGGTTTCGGTCTGGTTGGCGGCTTCGATGATGGCGGCGTGCCATGCGGGATCCGGGTAGACGCGCTTGGTCCAGAGCTTCATGCCGCCGCAATAGCTGGCGTAGTCGATCCAGTCACGGTCAGATACGAGCAACCCGGTCTGTAGTTGGGCCATGTTCTCGCCGGGCACTTCATCAGCTAGCACGGTCCGCAGCTGGATCTTCTGTGTACGGGACTTGATTTCGATCAGGCCGTCATCGCTGACCAAACCATCTGGTGAGTATCCGATCCGGAAGCTGTCGAACTCGCGGACCATGAATCCAAGTTCGGTCACTTTTGCGTGGTGCTGGGAGTAGGCATCCCTGGCGTACGGCTCATCCAGTTGGCCGCGTTCCATTGCCCGGGACTGAAGAGTGGGTTCAACAAAGCCGGTGATGCGTTCGGCGGCGAGGGTCATGATGAGGCCAAGAGCTGTTTCGCTAGTGACGTCCGCGGTGATTACTCTGTCCAGTTCGCGGGCTGCTGCTGCGCGGGCGGGGTGCAGCGTCTTGATCGGTTCAGGTGAGCGCTTGCCAATGCAGGGCCCGTTGGCTTCGGCGCCACATTCGGGACAGTCAGTTTCAAGTGCTGTTGGCTGCCTGGAGGAAACAAGGCTGCCGATGACGGACGCTGTCAGGATGCCGCAGCGTGCTTGAAGCCATTCCTCGCTGCCTTGTTCAAGTTCGGGGTACGTGTGCAGGGTCATTGTTCTCCTTGTGTTTCCGGGCATGAAAAAAGGCCCGCTGTGGGGCCGTGGATTTCGCATTCCGGGTTGGTGGGTCTTGGCTGCCTTGGCGTGTATCGCCAGGGTGGGCATGTGCAGCCGGGTTGTGGGTTGTGCGGGCGGGACCAGTTCTCTTTGTGGTGATCGTGGTCCATGCCGGGTGGTGCCGGCCTAGCCATCAAGCGCGGCCTCAACAGCGCGGACCGTGGGGCAGGGCCAGTAATGCCCGCATTCGGTGCACGTGAGGTCTTCTCGGTATTCAGTGAGCTCGTGTCGGTGGATCGCTACCACGGCTTGTATGGCGGCGAGTAGGCGGGCAGTGTCCGTGGGGGCGTGAGCGATGAACTCCAGATCCTTGCCGGACTGGGGGCGGTAGAACTTCCCCGTGCTCCAGACTGGAACGCTCACGACGGTCACGCGCTCTCGGTTGCCTTCATTGTCAATGTTGCGGGTCCATCGCGACGATGGGTCGCCTTCGGGCATCTCCGCAGTGACGAACGCCTTGAACCGTGTGTTCAGTGGCCGGTCCCATGGTCCTGGTGTTGCGGCGTTGAGTCGGTTCTGGATGGGGTCAAGGAGGGTTTTGATTGTCTCGGTCATGATGGTCACCGTTGCGGTTGGAGGACGATAGCGGGAAGCGAAACCTCGCAGAGCGGACCTGAGTAGTCGCCTGCGCTAATGCAGTCGCCAGTGAGGTCACCCCTCGTCAGCCAGTAGTCCGGCTGGTGCCTCTCATCACTGGACCTAAGGATGAACCCAGCCGGGAGCGCGTAGAGTTCATCGACGGAATTTACGGTTACGGGTTGATCGGTCATGATGCCTCACAAAGAACGGTGGCACCGTCCATGAACTCAGCGAAGGCTTCGAGACTGTAGTCCCTGTCGTCCTCCCCAAAGATGTACTCAACGTACTTCCGCCGGCTGGGTCCGTAGTAGTAGTCCACGCGAGCTGGGCCGCCGTTTTTGGCGTTGATGATAGCCGGGAGGGTCAGCGCGTCGAGTTCTTCCACGGTGGTAACTGTGCGGGGCTTCCGGTAACCAAGGCTGTGGAGGTGTTGCGCGAGTGGTTCGCTGAGGTCCACGGGAGGGCCGTCAATAACCGTGATACCAAGGCCGCGGATGTCCTCCGCCAGTTCGTCGCGTTCGGTGCTCATGCTTCATCCGCAGCGAGACGGATGGTGAGGTACTTTTCCGCGTCCGGCGTGATCAGGTCAGGCTGCTGAACTCCCGCCCATGACCTCTTCATGAGGTGCTTCTCGCAGAGTTCCCGGACTGTCATGTCAGGGTCCAGTACGACGGCGGATGTGACATCCTGCGCGTGGTCGCCCATGTTGACGCCGGTTCGTGTAAGGAGGGCGTTGATGTGCAATTCGCTCATTTGGTGGGTTCTTTCTCTGCGTTGGTGAGGATTGTTGCAAGTTCAACTTGCAAGGGATTGCGGGCTTTGGCTGCGAGGTGCGGCGGGAGAGAGTTTGCAGCTTCGTCGGCGGTCATCGTGATTGCCTGGCTCGTCGTGCCCTGAGGGCGATGACGACGTTTCTTGCCCAGTCAGCGTCGTGGCATTCAGGGGCGCCGCAATCACGGACGGCGACGATGACTCGGCCCGTGATGGTCCAGCCAAGCATCACCGTTTGGCGGGCGTATTGGTCATGGCCGAAGTAGGCCGGGATGAGAGTCTTCCAACCGAACCAATACCACTGCGGCTTCCAGAACCAGACGCGGCTCATTCTGTCACGTCCTTTCGTTCTGGTTGTTGGTCGCCGCTGATGGGAAACTCGATGCCAGCCTTTGCGAGCTCGGCATACCAGAGCGGGTGGAGTTTCAGATCGGCGGCCGCCCAACCACCAACCGGCATACCCTCGGCCGGGCGCTGACGGATATGCGGGGCGCGGCGAGGACTCCGGATCATGAACGCTCACAACCCAACGCATGAAGGACGGCGCGGATAGCCAAGATAGCCTCGGGCAGGATCGCAAAATGCCCACCCGCAACCATCTGCTCACCCGCCTTATAGATGGCGTCATCGGAGAACATCCCGCCACCAGCGGCGGCGATTACGTCCGCCGCCTTGGTGACATCCTTCTCTCTGGTGCTGACAGCATGGTCATCAACTGTCAAGGTTCCACGGCCGGGTCCAACCCAGCCATCAAGGCCAGTAGCGTTGCCGTTGTCCCAGACATTCTCAAGGACTTCCACGAGTTGGCGTCTGTGCCGGATCTTCACCGTTCCCCCTTCCTTGCTGCGTCGCAATCGTCCTCATGCCGGGTCTGGGTTTCTTCTTCGATGGCGTCCCAGTCCATCGGCTCGGCAGGTTCCAGGCGGGCGTCATGCTCCCGGGCCTTACCGATAAACAACGGCGCCGCGAACACAGTCGCCGCCATGAGCAGGAAAGTGATTCCGTCGATCATGACCTTGCCTCTTCCTTCTTCTTCGTCCAGAGCTTCAGTGCGCTGTGATTGCGGCTAGGGGTTGTGGACTTCACGTAACGGTCCTCGAAGCCTTCGATGTAGCCCAAGATGCGGGCCTTCGTGAACGCCGTCCCAGGCCAATGCGAATCATCCGGCTCACGCATCTCCCGGCGCAGATCATCAGCCGTGAAGGTCTCCTGCTTCTCGGCAATCCCGATGATGGTTGCGACCGCGTCTTCCAACCACGCGTCCTTGTCCTGCTCAAGGACAGCGGCCTTCACGACGGCATCCGAACGGGCATGATGAGGTGCTTCAGCGCTTCCTCTTCGCCAGCGGCCACGCCTTCCCCAGTGAAAAGGAAGGGCTTCGGCAGTGACGTGTAGGAGATCCGTACTTTGTCAGTGCTGAACTGAGTCAGCGTCTCAATGACAAAGTGCGGGTTCATCGCGAACTTGATCGGCTCCTTATCGCCAGCAACGTTTCCGCCGGCGGCCGTGGGGCTTTCTGAGGGGCCAAACACTCCAAAGTCGAAGGTCACCTTGCCGCCCTCATCAAACAGGCTGATCAGGCATGGCTGGTGGCGCTCGTTCATCGCTGCGGCCACCCTCGCGCTTTCAAGCAGCACCACACGGTCTACTTCAAAGGCACCCGTGACTTCCTCAGGGAAGAGGCTGCGGATCTTCGGGTAGTCCCCATCGAACGCCATTACCGTGTAAGTCGTCGCTGCGGTTGCAATGATGATCTTCCGCGATTCTTCGTGTACGCCGAATACGACAGTGCCGCGGGTGATGAAGCGGTCTATGGCTTTGATTGCACGGCGGGGCAGTAGGAAGGAAGCTGCCCCCTTGCCCTCACCGGCCACATGGTTGTAAGCGAGGCGGTAACGGTCGGTCGCCATAAGGTCGATGGCGCCGTCAGTCATCTCGACGCGGATGCCGTTGAGAACAGGCAGCGTCTCATCGATGGAAGCAGCAACACCAGCCTGACGGAGCGCGGCCCGAAGGCCAGCGGCAGGAAGAGTTGATGAGGCGTCAGGCAGAACCTCTGGGAGGGGCGGGTACTTCTCCAACTCGCCGGCTTCCGTATGCACTTGGTAGCCGCAAGCTGAGACGGTTACCTTGTCGTCGTCCACGCTGACAGTTACCGGGGCAGCTTTCGTCTTCCCTGAGGTTGAGCGGATGGCGTCCAGCAGCCAGCGCCAGGAGACAAGGAACCCGCCGCCCTGCCCCCTCGATTCTTCAAGAATGGTCATGGCCGAGGTCGCGTAGTCGTACCCTGAAATGCTCGAGTCGCCGGGGTGCACGAGGCAGTTGTAAAGGATGGGCGTTGGCTTGCTCCCGGCCATTGCTGGCGTCAGGCGGGTGAGTGCCGCGATCCATTCCTTGGCGGGTGCGGTAATCGTTTGTACACTGGTCATTGAAGTTCTCCTTGATATGGGTTTTGCTGAAGGCGGTCACCGGGCATGGTGGCCGCCTTCCTCTGTTCTGCGGCTTCGATGTTGCGGATTGCTTGCTTAGGTGTTGGATCCGAATGAGTGAGGATGCGTTCAAGGTCAAGGTCCGTCATCCGGGCCTGCCTCTTACACAACCGGGACGCGAGACGCTGCGCCTTACTGCGTCCAATCTCGTGCCCATGAGCCTCCGCATACTCACGGATCCGCTTCTCATAGCCAGTCGTTGTCATGATTTCGGGCATGGCAAATAGACCCTTTCTTCGTCAGTGGCGAACCTCTGAGCGGGGGCGATCTGGTTTGGTGCTGGGTGTTTGCCCTGAATCGGGCGAGGGTGCCGGCGCTATGCGCTGCAGCGGGGGTCTAGCGGGAGGGTGATTCTGCTGGCAGGCTGTCAAGCCATTCGGCGAGGTCGTCGTGTCTGATGACACCTTTTGAGTTTGCGTATCGGGCGGCCAGGTTGCCGTCTGCTACTTGTTGTTTGAGGGTTCGTATGCTGTAGCCACTTTGCTCAGCTGCCTCTTCGAATGTGTAGGCGAGTTTCTGGCTCATCTAGGCCACGCTCCGATCTTCCAGGTTGTTGGTGTGGAGTTCGTTTCGCTTCGCGATAGCGGCGGCTTCCGCTGCTTCCAGCGTTTCGAACATCCCCACGTAGTGGTGCTTTCCGTGGTGGCCAACTGATACTTGGAACTTCGGTGATGAATGGTGGCGGTAGACTCCCCGAATGCCGGTCTTGCTCTTGGCGGTCGAGCTGCGATTTTCGAGGTTCTGCTTGTGAGTTACGGCGTTGAGGTGGTCAGGGTTTACGCATCCGCGGTTTCGGCAAGTGTGGTCGATGACCATTCCGGCTGGGATCGGTCCCTTAGCGATTTCGTAGGAGACTCGGTGCGCGCCGATCATGTTGCCGGGCTTCCCGTTTCCTCGACCTATCTGCCCGTAGCCGTCTCGGCTTCGTACTGCGGTCCATTCCCAGCAGTCGCCTGACTTGTCTACCTTTTCCCAGAATCGTTCTTCGAGTGGGCGGCTGAGTGTCATTACTTCCGCACCTCTTCGATGAGGACTTCGGGGAGCTTGAGGTCCAGGGCTTCTGCGATCTGGCCTAGCTCTTTGACGGTCCAGTCTCCGTGGCCATCTACCTTGCGGTTGAAAGTTGATGATGGAACGCCTGCTTTTGCGGCGACTGCGTTCCGGTTGGTTCGCCGCTTCGTGATCTGGTGGAGGATGGTCTCGTTTGTGGCTGAGGTGATCTCAGCGATTGTCTTTCCCATATGGGAAGACTATTCCCATATGGGAAGACTTGCAAGTACGGCGCAAGATTCTTTTCGAGTACATCCAAGTAGTGCAAGTACTTGGAATGTGAGTACACTCACACGCCCGCGCACGCGTGCGTGTACCCATTTGGGACACAAAAGTTTTCTCAGGAGTTGTTAAGTTCCCAAATGGTCGTTATTCTTGCCATATGGGAACTTATGGAAGCGACATACAGGCAGCCATCGCAGCGGAGATCAAGGCTGAGACTGCCGCCAAGAACTGGAAGCAAGCCGACCTGGCCAAGGCCACTGGCATGCAGGCCAGCACCCTCCACCGCTACCTGTCTGGCGTCCGTGACATCCCCATGCCGGCCTTTGGAAGTATTGCCAGCGCGCTGGGCCTGTCCATGTTTGAACTTGCCCAGCGCGCCGAGCGCCGGCTAGATGCTGAGAAGGCTAGCTAACGTTTGTCCGTTAGCTTCGGCAAGCGCCCCGACCTCCCGCAAGGTCATGGGGCGCTTTCCTGCTTTAAGAGCAGTGACCACACTGACACCCTCCCCCAAAGCTTGCCCCAAGGCATCGTCCGGCGTATCTCGCGCCAGTGCAATCAACCGCTCAACTTGCATATATCCGTCCCCGCATTCGAAAGTATGTTCGACTACCCGTAGCTTACGACGAGCGGCCGACAAGATAGCAACCCGCATCTGCTTAGCGAGATTAAGCCCCCACGCGTTAAAAGATAGCTCTATAGGGACCGAATCTTAAATCGCAAGGTTCAGTAGCTATATAAGGAACTTGACGATGTGAGGGTGTACTGTATTTTTATATAGAAAACTCGGCGGCCTGCTGAAGGATTCAAGCCTCCCAAACGTGCAGCGAATGAGCGGATACGATCATGACTATGCCTCAAGGTAAGCAAGGCCAAGCTGGGCCTCTCTCGAAAGCTGTCGCAGCAGAAGTGCGCGCTGTTCTTGCCAGGACTCGCACCCACGCGTCGAAGCTCTCAGCAGATATGGGCGTGTCCACGAGCTACATCTCTAACCGGCTCCGGGACAAGTACCCTTTCACCCTCAACGACGTCGAAGCCATCAGCCGGGCGCTAAAGCTGGATCTGGTGGACTTCATCAGCTCCGCCGCGCAGCACGCAACGGAAGAACGCTAGACCAAAACAAGAGAAGGCCCCCACTCAGTCGAATGGGGGCCTTCTTGCTGTCTACGTTTCGATCATCTTGGACATCTGCTTGAGCGCCGTTTCAAGGCGCTTGATGTCTACCTTGGTTCGGTATGCCTGGGACATCTGCCGGGTGCTGTGGCCGACGATGTCCTTGATGGTGTCCCAGTCCACTCCGGCGGCGTCTAGGAGGTCTACGGCGGTGTGGCGGGCCCCATGGAGGACGACGTTGGTTGGTAGGCCAGCTTCGGCTAGGAGTTTGGCCCATGCTTCTGTGGCGCTGTCTGGATCCCAGGGGCGGCCGTCGTTGAGGAAGAGTAGTCCTTGGCCGCTATGCGTCTGCATGTGGATCTGCAGGATGGACTTGAGTGGTTCCACGAGTGGGAGGATTCGCCAGCCAGAGGATGACTTGGGCCGGGTAAGGTACATGGTGCCCTGAAGGTGTCGCCACTCGTAGTCGGCCGGCACTTTGGTGATGTCGCTGATTCGGATGAGCTGCCATGAGAGGTCGAGTGTGTCTGTGATGCGGTCCGCTTCGAGTCCCAGGATCTCGCCACGCCGGGCGCCGGTGAGCAGGTACGTTGCCCAGAGCGCTCGATCAGGCCGGGCTGCGAGGTGCGCCAGGAGTTGAATGGCTTCCTCAGCGCTGAGTGCGTGCTGCTGCGGCTTGGCCTTCTTCGGCGGGTCCACCATCTCGCACACGTTCCGGGTTGCCTTGCCTTCACGCATGGCCGTCTTGAGCGCAGTCGAGAGTACAGCGTGCGCTTTGATGGCCGTGTCAGGCCCAACCATCTTGACGTCGGCCGGCCATTCGCTGGGATCCTTCTCACGCATCTTCAAGGACTTGGGCGTACTCATGATGACCTTGAACATTTGCCGGATGTGATCAGCGGTAAGCTCATCAATCTTCTTCTTGCCAAGCACGGGGATGAGCCAGCCGTCAGTGGTGGACTTGTAAGAGGCGTAGGAGTTCGGCCGGACCTCGTTGGGCGCGATGTCCTCTATCCACCGACGCAGCCAGGTCTCCAACTTGAGTCCCGACGTCGGGATGTCGCCTAGCTGGTTGAGTTCCTTCTTGACCTCGGCCAGCTTCTTCATGGCCACCTTCTTGTCTTTGCTGCGGATCACCTTCCGCCGGCGCTTGCCGTCCGGACCCATAGGCAACTCGATAGCCACCGTCCATAGCCCGCGGGCGTCCTTGAACAGCGCGCCCTCCCCCTTGCCCCTAGCCACGAGCGTGCCACCACTCTCCGTCGGCTTCGTTGTAGTTGATCCAGTTCTTGCAAATCTTGCATTGCCAGCGGTGGAACATCTCGACCAGGTGCGGGATAGGTTTGTGATCCGGTTGCGCGCTCAT